TAAGTCTCCTTAATTAAATTTATCGTCTTGGCTTGTCTGCTAGGGCAGTCGATAAATAGTTTTAAAATCCCTAGTACAGAAAAAGGGTAGCCGAAGCTACCCTTATTCTATTGGTTAACTAGACCCCGGACTACCGAAGATACCTAGTGGGTCAGATACTCCAAAAGAATATCTTTCTCTAGCTTTGTATCTTACGTTGCCAGTATCAAAGTCACCGTCCATGCTAGTAGTCATTGGACTTCTAACAAAATGTTTCATGCCATCAGGCACATCAGTTGTGATGAAGAAAGCATTTGTATCAGTCAAATAATGATTGATAACAAAACCTTCAGGAATCACACCGTTGTTTTTGATTGCATTGACATCGTTGTCTGCTGTTGCTGGACGATAATCGCTTTCTAACAAACGAGTTGCCACAAACTGTAAATCAGAAGGGACAATTAGTTTTCTAGGTCTTGCTGCGATTTTAAGACCTCTCTCGTCAACCCATTTACCAATTTGAATAACTGCATCTTCTAAAGATGTTTCATTCAAGTCAGCACCTGTTACGGGTCTGTTAGAGTTTTTACCACCATTAACTAATGGGTGACCATCACCACCTGTAACGCCATCACCAGAAGCTGTGAATAGGTTGACCCCATCACCGCCTTGGAAAGCATTTGTGAATCCGTTATTCAACGGAACTGCAGCTTTGACTTGCTTAGTGTAAGCCATCGCTCTTGCAAGTGCTTTGGTGTATCTAGCAGAAAGTGAAACATAAAGGTTATCCTCCATTGCTTCTTCTGTGACACTAAAACCCATTGCAATAGTTTCGTGTGTATAACGTGCTACAAAAGATTCTTGAGCAGTATCATAACTGATAGCTGATCCTTCATCTTTTACAGGAGCTGCTCCAAATCCAGACAACTTCAACTCTTCTTCAAAACTTCTTTCAGAGTTTTCTGTTGTATAGATTTGCTCATGCTCATTCTCATAGGTGTTGTATTCTTCACCAAATAAAGCATTTAAACCGGGAAGGAGTTGCTTAAGCTCATTCGCTCTTGAAATTGCTGCCATAGTACCCTCCTTATCCGATACCTGTTGTGTTTAATAACTGATGCCCTGTATTGAACATCACCAAAACGTCAGTAAAGCTATCGCCAATAGCACTATCAGGACCATCGACAAAGTCGATAATCTTTAGTGGTAGTGTATTAGTAGTTGCTGCGGAACTGCCGTCTATTGCATTTTTACTTCTACCTATAGTAGTAGCACCTGCAGTTTGTATAACGGCTACATTTTTCCCAAGGTCGTCTTGAGATAATGATTCGTCAGATTGCATTTGCATAACTAAAAAGGGATCAGAAGCAACGTATGCAACTATATCCGTTGCAGCATTAGATGCTGGATAGGATAAGCTGTTAGTGAACTGACCTGTAGTTGGGTCGGTGTACGCACAACCTAAAAACACACCAATCGGAGTTAAGGAACTAGTTCCTGTGTCCTTTTGGATTGTTGTATTAGGGTTGTCATCTGCCCACTTCACAAAGTCACCATAAAAAATTGATGTGCCATAACTAGCAGCAATTTTATAATGTGTGATCTTTGCATTGTAAGAACATGATACTAAAGACCCGACAGGTAGTGCACCCATAGGTGTAGCTGTTGAAGCCATATTTACCTCTCAGTAATAAAGTTAAAATTTAAGACTATGAATCTTTACCAAAGGAAGTTCTTGTTTTTCTTTCAAAAACTTGCTTAGTAGCCATTCTATTGTCTTGATCCTTAAAATAAGCATTGTCTACAGATTCCATTTGAGTTTTAGCTACGTTCCTAAAGTGTTCATCTCTAGCATCGGCTTTCTCTTTTGGCATCTTGCAGAGTAGCTGTCCACCTATCTCTATGTGTCCTTTTTCTGCCCATTCAGATTTGTAATCCATCATGTGAATATGTAATTCAGGGTGATCTTCTGATCTGCATGGAATCCAACCTTCTCGGAATTTTTTTGACACATTAGGATTGTCTGTGTTTCCTAACAGACTAGTTCTTATGTATCTAAAAACCCAACCCGGCTGGGGATCAGGACTTGGTAGGTTTGAAGGATTTTCCCAACTTTCAACTCGTTGAGTGACCTCTCGGTCATTTGCCGATCTAACGGTACGCACTTGATCTTCAGATTTCTCTTCAATCGTTTTTTCTTCTTCTGACATTACGACTCCTGTAGTAATTGTTTTGCGTATTGCTCCGGTGTTATACCAAGTTGACGTGCTAACTTAACTTGGGTCGAAGTCAATCGAACTGAGCGAGAATTTTTATTACCTGTGTTTCTCGTAACAGGTGCAACAACATTTGACGGTTGTGGCTTTTCCTCTTGTGGTGCTACTTCACTATTTTCTTGTGGTGTAACTCCAAAAAAATTTGGAAATTCTTTTCTCAAAGCTGCGTCTACTCTGTCGTAATAACCTGCAGAGCTTGGGACTAAGCCTTCATCTTGTAATCCTTGATCTATGTATAAAGCATAGCTAGACATTCTTTTGTGTTCAGGATTATTTGAATTCATAAACCAGCTATTTTTATTAACCCATGCTTGCGTTTCTGCTTCCATTTGATATTCAGGTTGTGGAGGCGTTTGAGCAGCTTGAGTTTGAAGCTGTTGTGCATATTGGGGTGCTTGAGTTTCTGCTACCGAAGCTTTTGCTAATTCTGCTTGAGCTTTAGCCATAGCATCAGCATCACCTTCTTCATATGCTTTTTTAAATTTTTCTGTTGCATTTTCTTTAGCAAATGCAGCATTAGCAACCGTTGTTTCATTAAGAACTTGACTACCCTGATTGATTAGCGTTTGTAATCTTTGATTTTCAGCCAGTAATGTTTTAAGTCTAGTAGTTGCCTCAATAGATTGTTTGAGTGCATCTTCTTTAGCTCTACGTTCATCGTGATAATCTTTTTTTATTTTATTTATTCGATCACCAGCACGTTTACTATAATCTGCTATTTCTTTATCTAGTTGTTCTTCTGGTATTTCAGCAGTAGTCTCTGGTTCAGTTTTAGGTTCAGGAATATTTTCATCAACAACTTCAACTTCTAGATTATCTGTATTGGTTGTTTCTTTAGTTATTTCTGTTTGTACTCCAAAAAATTTATCTTCTGAAGTTTGTGGGTTTAAGTTGCCTTGGGCATCTTCTGTAAACTCGGTACTTATACTTTGTTCGCTCATGCTCTTACTACTCCTGTAGGATCATCTACTACTGCTTCCACAGTATCATCGTTAATTAAACGAAACTCTTTGCCATATATTTTCATTCTTGTACCTGAGTAAGCACGAAAGACTACCCAATCTCCCTTTTTACACCAAGGACCACTAGGGAATCTAGATTGATCTTTATAAGCATCTGGACCTAACTCTAAAACATATCCACAGATGTTAGACACTTCTTCATCTCTAACAGTAGTTGAAGCTTTAATAATACCACCTTTAGTTTTTTCATCAGCTTCAGGCATAGCTACTAAAACTTTCCAACCTTTCGGATCAGGTAATTGTTTTTTAACTTCCTTTTCTACTTCTGGTTGGTCAATAGCTTCTACTTCTATTTTAGGTTCTACAGTTTGTTTTGCCATTCAGAGTTCCTATATTTTATGTTGTTCAATCCAATCTAACATTTCACGTTCTGCTAATGCTAGACCTTCAATAACCCCACACATTTTTTGATACTCTGGAAAACTTTTACAATCACCTGTAGCTAAAAAATCTGCACGGTCATTCATAATATCTCGGAGTCTTTTTTTCAGAAATTCTGATAATGATTGCTCTTGGATATCATTCTGATTTATCATTCTCCATATCTTTAGCTATTTGCAATCCTATGTCAACTCCTTTTTGATAATCTTCACGTGCTATCTTTCTGTTATCTTGCTCTTCGTCCATTAAGTCTTTTGCAATATTACGTCCTAATTTAGCTCCTTCTATTTCTTTTTCTGCAGCAATTCTTTCTTTTTCTAATTCGTAAGTTTCATCTTGTTTACGATTAGCAAGTTCATTTCTGTTTTTATCAGCTATTGCTTTGCGTTGCATATCAGCTTTTTTAATTTCTGTTTCAACTGCTTTAATTTGCAATAGTGGGTCTTGCATTTGCTCTGCTTGTTTTTGCTGTTCAGCTTCACGCATTGCTGTTTGAGAAACTCTTTGAGCAGCTTCGGCAACCATGTCAGATATACGTTTTTCTACATCTGCTGGTATTGGTTCGCCCATTGGTGGTAACTCAATACCTAATTCTTTTTCTACTTCATCTCTAAACTTCATTGTTAAATGATCGTTTACATAAGCTGATGCTGCACCCATAATGCCTGCAGCATTAGGTGATTTTTCTAGTAAAGCCATAATTTCAGGATTATCTTGTGCTGCTCCTATAGTTTGTATGTGAGCATCGTGATCTTGATGTGGATAAGCTTTTACTGGAACATTGTTTATTAAATTTTGTACTGCAGTTACTGGATCAACAGGACCAACATTATCAGTAGCAGGTATTATATTTTCTGCATTAGGTATACCCAAAACTTCTAGCATTTGTCTATGCAATTGTTTCATGTCATACATCTGCGGAGCTGCTGCAGCTAATTGTAAAGCAGATTGGTATTGCATTATTCTTTGTGCCATAGTCGAAGCATTTGGATCAGATACTGGTAAAACATCTATTCTACGATCAAAGTCAGAAGCTTTAATAGCTTCACCTTCTTCAGTTTCATAAGGATAACTTGGATTGCCAAAGTCTTGAATAATGCCTACAAACAGTTCAAATTCTTTTTTCATAGCTGCATGAAGTCTAGCTTGTACAGCACTCATTACTTTCATATTACGCTCTATCAAAGCCAAGGTTGTACCTACTGGTGCTTGATTATTCATATCAGATATTTTCATATCAGAAATGCTGGCAAATCTTTTACCTTCTTCAACAATAGTATTTAAAAGATTGTATAAAACATTAGAAGGTTCTTTGTATGGTAAAAAAGTTATGTTGTCTCGAATTGCACCACCCGGCAAATCTACATCTCTAAACTCACCCGGCATTATTGGAGTATCGTCACCTTTAATTCTTAAACCTCTAGCTTTTAAACCACCCGGTAAATTTGATAATGTTCCTGCATCAACTAATTGTCTTAGTATTGAGGTAGCAGATTTTGCTAAACCACCAATCATATGTATTAAACCAAAACCATAAAAACCTAAACCGGGTAAATATTGATAATGGACAAAGTGTGATCTACGTTTTTTCTGAGGATCATCTTCATAATAATTTCTACGAATACTTAAAATAATGCCACTAGGATAATCTATTGTAACTACATAAGGTAAAGCTATGCCTGTTTCTTTACCATCAACAATATCTTCAAAGCCTTTTAAATCAAGGTTTACTTGCATCTCTAGAAGTGTGTGACGTTTATCATAGCCATCACCTTCCATTTCACCAGTAAGTTCGCTGTATTTATCTTCTATATCTGAATAAGTGCCTGAAGCATCAGGTAAATTTATGTCACGATAAAAACCATTAACCTGTAATTTTCTGACATCGTTAGCAGATTTACGCATAACGTGAGTAGCACGATCACAAGTATCTAAATCACTTGCACCATAATTTACCACTACATCTTCAGAGGGAACAAAGATACCACTTGGTCTGCCCAAATTTGGATCATAATAAACTTTACGAAACGCTGAACCTGCTAGTGGCAAAGAAAATAAAAGCTTTTCTGTTTCAGTACGATACTCAGTCATTTCGTAGGTTAAAAGATAATTCATATAATCTTCAACACGGTTGGCTTGTTTTTCTTTTTCAGCAGTAGCTTTACCAACAATAACTGTTTTAACTGGTCCTTTGGCTGGAAATATTTCTGAGATAGCTTGTGATTGAAACTTAATAACTGCCTCAGTTAACATAGGGTGAAAGACACCACAAGCTCCAGACCAAGGTTGAGTTCTTTCTTCCATCTTTAAACCTAGTTGATCTAAACCATTGGTATAAGTATCTTCCCAATCTTTTCTAGAATCCTTATCTAATTTATAAGCTGCTATTAAATCGCTACCAATTTTATCTAGCTCATCTTCTTCAATGTAATTAACTAAATTAGAATTAAACTCCACTTGTCCAATTTCAGGACGTGGATCAAAGTCTATAAACATACCACCATCATCTGTATTAATAGCAACAGAGTCTGGATTTTCTATAGCAATACTTAATTCCTCGGTTTTTGGTTCTTGTTCAATTAAACCTTCAACCGGAGTTGCTGGTGTTTTTTCTATAGCCATCTATCTCCTAGTAATAATCGGCTTTGCGATCTGGTAATAATTCTTCATCTTCTTCGTCAGAGTGTAAAGGTATGAAACCTCCTTGCCTAAATCTTAACAGAGCTTGCGTACTGCTATCAACTAAGTCATCGTGTTCGACATTAGGAAAACCAGCAAACTCTTCTACTACTTCTTCTGCCCATCTAGTTTTAGGACACCAAACTATGCCAGACGAAAACAAATCTGATACCGCATTTACCCTAGATATTTTATCGTTACCACGACTAGGGGTATATTCTTGCACCGGAATACCAGTAGCTCTTAGTTCAAAGATTAATGGCATACCAGCAGCTTTAGCCTCAACTATAAAAGCATCAGGTTTAAATTCTTGATATTTTTCTAAAGCAGTTCGTTTTAATTCAGGAAACTCTAATCTTCTTTTGTAAGCATCTAATAAAATAACATTGGGAGTTTGATAACCAGTATCTTTGTCCTCTATATAAAATACACCCCATGTAGTACAAGCTGAGTAGTCAGCTCGTTGATTTTTTAAAAACGCTGTATCCCAAGATTGAATAACAAATTCACATTCGGGTGGTTCAGGTTTTTCCCAAGTACGCCACCATTCTCGTTTGACTAATGCACCTTCTTCAGCAGTTGGGTCTTGTTGATACTGAGCAGACCATTTTGATGCAGGTAATTCAGCTCGTAAAGCTTCTAATTCTTCTAACTTCCAGAACTCACTCCATAAAGGTTTACCTGAAGGCATAATCGCAGGTAATTCAATAACCTCCCATTCATCAGCTCCACCTCGTTTAATACTAGCATCTAAAATTTGTCCAGTTAAATCACGCTGATGCCATCTAGTCATTACGATAACAATTGCACCGTTGGGTTGTAAACGCTGTCTAGGTCCAGAGGTATACCACTCATACGTTTTATTAAAAACATTGATATCAGAGCTTGCACCTTCTTGTTCTGAGTGAGGGTCGTCTATGATTAACAGATCAGCACCTTTACCAGTCACCGCACCGCCAACACCTATCGCAAAGTATTCACCACCCTTGTTAGTATTCCAACGACCTGCAGCTTTACTATCTGCTTGCAAGGATACGCTAGTAAAAATACGTTTAAAGTCCTCACTATTGACTAAGTTTCTTACTTTTCTACCAAAACCTACTGCTAATTCTGCAGTATGAGCTGTTTGTATGATCTTTTTGTCAGGATATTGTCCTAAAAACCACGCAGGAAGCAAATAAGACGCAAATTCACTCTTAGTGTGTCTAGGAGGCATATTAATTATTAAACGCTTGAGCTCGCCTTTAGCAACCTTCTCGAAGGCATCAGCCATAATCTGATGATGACTACCAGAAATAAAAGCAGACCACTGATCTTTGACAAAGTTTAAAAAATTATCGCTACATTTCTGCCTTGCTTTGGCATCTTGCAGCTCATCAAGTAAAGTTAATAGCTCTTCTTTGTCCTCAATAGAAAGATTCTGAATATTATTTAAAGATGGAAGATTCATAACTAGTAGATACCTACTAAATAGTAGGTTTATTGCTAAAAAAAGACTTAGTAGATGACTAGAAAGGTATATATCTACTAATAGTAGAGCTAAAAAGCTCCTAGATTATACAATAATGGACCACTTCACAAAAAAATGCAACAAATTTTTTGACTTTTTGGAGTCCCTAGACCATATATATAGATTTAGGGGGTAGGGGGTCTGTAGATAAGTGATAGCAAAATGCAATTTAGTTACAAAATAGTAATATAAAATGTGCAAATCACTATGTATGTATGTCAGACATACGTAGGCAGTTACAGGGGGGGTGGCATGGCTAGGAAAATGTTTTTTTCAAGGAATCCTTTTTGTCAGTTTTGTCGGTCTTAGTTGTGATCTTTTATAATCTGCAATCGTTCTGCTATCTCTTGCTCGATCTCCTCTACAGTTCGTTCTTGCTTCTGCTCTACTACGTCAGAAAACATTGCAACACTACGTCCAAGTAATTCGAGGCTTCGTATTCTTGCTGAATCGTTGTCGCTCTCTCTTGATTCTTTATAGAGTCTGTCCAAAACGTAGTTCTTTATTCGATAGGAAGATGCCAAGTTGGAGTCCTCCTTTCGCTGCAATTGACGAGTAAGACT